CTGTTATGTAGTATCTTATATCTATATTTTTATCATTCTTCAACTTAGTACAAAGAACTGCAATAGTAAAAAACCAAGCATAATCTTCTAAGCCTTCATCCATGGAACAACCTAAATCAGGGTGTACCATCAATTTAAGTATTCCAGTAATTCTATTTATAGCTTTTTCATCAATATAAGCTTCTTCGTTATTTCCTTCAACTATCTCCAACCATTCTTTTGCTTGTTTCTTGACATACTTAGGAACTTTTCTATCAGTATTATTAGCACAAAACAAAGCGTATTCATAGGCTTTTGTACTCTTAACTGCTTCCATTTAGCACCCTTAATAAGGTTTCTTTCGCACTATCATTTCCAGGCTTTTTAGGAATAACTCTTAAAGCACTTGCTATAGTCATTATATTTTCTTTCTCTATGTCTAAAAGCATTTTTCTCTTAGGTTGTAATTGCTTATCTAATTCTACTATAGCTCCTATAATCTCAGAAATTGACTTAGAAAATTTTCTAGTTTCCTTAGCCATTTCTTCATCTTCAAGATATTCTTTTGATAATTCAAATTGCTCTCTTAAGTTATCAATAAGTTCATAAAGCTCAACTTTTTTATCTTCAAAATCTATACATTCAGCATAAATCAAGCAATATCTATTTATTACAGCTTCATATATTGCATCATTTTTTTCTATTTTCTTAAGGAGCTCATTGATACGCTTAAACTCTTTATTAGCTACTTTGTTTTTCCTTACTTCACTTCTGGCTTTCAGTGCAGTTCCTGTGCTTAGAGCTTTTTCTCCTTGCTCTCTAACCTTTAGTTCCTTCTTAGTTCTATGAGATTTCCCCTCACTTTTTAAAACTGAAAATGGTTTTGTTGGTGTAGGCATATTATCAACTCCTTTCTAAAAATTATTTTCAAAAGCTGATGTGGGAATATTTTATCTACATATATGGACACGTGGTGTCGGTAAGGCTCTCTCTGAAATTCATACCCCTAGGGGGGATACCTATTTACTCCTTAATCATATCTCTTAATACCTCTCTTGGTATTTGTCCACTCTCTGCTAATTCATGGTGATACTTACATACACTTATCAAGTTATCATCATCTAGTCTTAACTCATAGTCCTCTCTTAATGGTGTGATATGATGTACTTCTATATCTGTATAGTTATATTGTTTTAATGTATTGTATAGCTTTCTTATACATACTTGGCATAGTCCTTTATCTCTATCTTTTATGTGATATCTTTTCCTTTGCCATGCCTTTGTATTTCTAAACCTATCTTCTTCTGTTTTCTTATATTTATTTCTTATTGGTTTATTAGGACATATGTATTTACTATCATGTATTCTTCCACAATACTTGCAACTCTTTAACATACTTCCTTTATCACCTTATATATAATCACACTTAGTATTACTATTGCTCCTAGTCCTATGTTAATCCATATAGGTGATAGCACCCATAACCAACTCCTACTTATTACTCCTAATAGTTTTAACGTTATAAATACTATAGTTAACAAAACAACAAAACCTATTCCTTTATTCGTATTATCATTCATTTAGATCTCTCCTCAATTCTTATTTATTATTGTTTTTAAAATGAGTTTCAATAATAAACTTACATGCAAAGTCATATGCCTGTACTTTATTAAATCCACTCTTTAGCATCTCATCATATACATTCTTCAAAACACTTATTGTATTAGGTATGAATTCTAATAATAATGTTGTACTTCTCTTTAATTCATTTTTAATATTTTCTTCTTCCGCCTTTTTAATAACATCATTACATCTTTCTAGATAATCTTTCATTTTAACAACTCCTTAATTTTAAACATAATAAAAGCACCTACAAATGTAAGTGCTATCTTCCTGGTTTAAATTGCTTTCCACATTTTAAACATGTAATTATTATTTTATTCTTCCCTATCATACCTGTTGCCACTCCACCTATTGGGTTTATAAGTACCGCACCTGCAATTCCTTTTCCTAGGCTCCAACCCTTTTTATTTGCTGATAAACTTGTGCTTCCGCATCTAGGACAACATACTTCTTTATTGTTTTTTCTTTCTTCTCTAGCTTGTACATATTCGTTATAAGTTATTTCTCTTTCCTGTTGCTTTATTAATTGTTGCTCTTGCTTTATTATTTCTTTTTCTTTTAAAGCTTCTTCTCTTTTTTTTAAGCTCGCTTCATTTGTTAAAAAAGCCAACCCAAAAAGAACTATGCAATCATATATCCAACCAAACCCAAAAAGTCCAACTGTAAAAAAGTATAATACCCCTTTTCCAATTTTCTTTTCATAAAATTTATGTACTCCAAAATACCCTAGAAATAAACAAAGAAAAAATTCTATTTTATAATTATTCCTCATATTCCCACCCTCCTTACATATATTGTATATAAATAAAAAGGTGTGTGCAATATATATTTAAAAGCTAGTAAGAAACAGTTGATAGATAGCCAAGGGAGTGTTACCTCCTTTTATTTTTAATATTTTTTAAAGTTCCTTACTAGCTCCTGCAGGCATAATAAAAGGACTAGTATTTTTATTACTAATCCCTTTTACTTAATCATTTTATAAATTGCATTATATAATTCCATATTTCTTTTATAAACGCTCCAAATGAAGCCCCAGTTATAAAAACAATAAAAAATGCTATTACCTTATCTTCTATTTGTTTTATAATCTTTTTACCTAAGTACTTACAATAATCTTCAACTTTCTCCTTCTTTGTCTTTCTTAGCCTTTCTATTTCTTTTATACCTTCTTTAGTAAACATTAATTTATTATAGTATATATCGTTTATGTTAGGCTCTCTATCACTTCTAAATCCTACTTGAGTGTAGAATTTTTCATTGTTTTTATTATTTATATATCCTTTACTTATAAACAAGTTTATAAATTTATATTGTTCGTACATTTTTTCACTATAATTTGTTAATTCGCTTTTATATTCATAGCTAGTATTTCTTATAATTATTCTTTCATATAAATAATTTAATACTTCTCTTTCCTTATCTACCATATTACCCCACCCCCACTTATAATTTTATACTCTTCTGTAAATTAAGTAAAGCACCTAACATTTCTGCTAAGTGCTTTCTCTATTTTAGAGGTAAAATCTATATGGTGCATTCATCAATCCATACTACTATTATAAACCCTATAAGTATTAAAAAATTCTCATTATTTTCTCAAAACCTTCTCATTATTTTATGATATTCATAAAGTTAGCTATGTTTTCTATTATTTCTTCTCTTATTCTGTAAACTGTTGCTACTGCCATATTCATTTTTTGAGCTATTGCTATTACTTTAGCTTTATCACTATACTTTAATTCTAAGAATCTCTTACTTTCTTCATTAAGCATATTTATATTAAATTCTATATTACTTATATAGTTTTCCATTTCTCTTCTCTTAGCCTTAGTCTTCAATATTTGCTTAGTTACCTTAACTCTTTCTCTTTCTAGCTTTTCGATTTCATTTATTATCTCTTGCTCTGCATAGCTTGTACCAGTTGATGAAGTTTGAACTCTTTCATTTATACCTGGCCCACTTTGGTAAGGATCTATTCTTATATTTGTATGTCTTATATCATACTCTATAGTTTCTTTATGCTTTTCTAATCTTGCTATCTTTTCATTTAATCCAAATAGATGTTTCTTACTTTCATAATATCTATATAACTTTCCTTCTGTCTTTCTAAATAGTTCTTTATCCATCTACATCCTCCTTAATAATAAAAAATACCGCATATTCAACCTTGAATAATACGGTATTTTTATTAATTTGATGTTTGATTTTATAATCATGATATACTAAATTCTTTTTCTATATCTTAAATAAGCAGAATTTTCTTCTTTTTCTTCATGTCCACAATTTGGGCAAACTA